GAGGTGGGCCGCGGGGAACGGGTACAGGCTCATGCGAACGCCTTCGCAGCGACACCAAGGAGCACACTGCCGTCGCTGATAAAGGTCAGCACGTCCACGGCGCCGGCCGCCGTCGAGAGCGCGGGGGCGGTACCGCCAGGCCATTTGTAGGCACTCCCGTAGCTGAGGGTGCGCCCGCCGGTGGCGTCCTGGCGCACGATGAGGACGTAGGAGGCCCCGGCGACGAGGCCGGAGGGGTTGGCGAGCGTCCGGTTGCCCGCCAGCGTGACCTGGGCCGCCGGGCCCTGCGTGGCGAGGTTCCACGCGATCGTAGCGCCGTCCACGAGGCCGAACAGCGCGGGCGTGCCGAGCTTGGCGTCGAGGGCCGCTTGCAGGCCCGTGACGGCGCTGATCGCGTGCGTGTGGCTCGCCGTCGCCGCGCCGATGTCGGCCGGGGCGAGGGCGTCAGCGCCCCCCGTCGCGTGGCTGGCCTTGTGGGCGAGCGGGGCGCGGGCGTCGGCGAGGCGCGGGTCGGTCGTGGCGGCCTTGGCGTCGAGGGCGGTTTGCAAGCCCGTGACGGCGCTGATCGCGACCGTGAGGCCCGACAGGACCCAGGTGCGAACCGTGGCCAGGCTAGCCTTGCGGGTGCCGCCGCTTTGGACGATCGGGGCGAGTTCGGCACCCGTGAGCGCCCCCGCGTCGGGCAGCTGCGAGATCTTGAGGTCGGCCATCTATGCAGTCTCCAGCAGCAGGGCGCTGCCGTCTTCGAGCAGGAGGGAGGCGCCATCTTCGAGCAGCAGCGCGGACGCGGCGGGCGGGGTGGGTGCAGCCTGCGGATCGAGGCGCACACACGTGGCCACGAGCTCGATCGCGTGGCCCTCGCCGGCGTCGGTGTTCTGGACCTCGTAGCGGCGCCCGGCCACGGTGATCGTGTCCTGCGGGAGGATGGCCCAGTTCGTGACCGCGCTCAGCGGGATCGCCACCGCCCACAGCTTCGAGGCGGCGAGGGCGGCGCCGATCTCGCGCTCCTCACGGGTGAAGCCGGTGGGCTGGACGATGCAGGGCACGTCGACGGCGATCGTCGTCGTCGTGGCCAGCGTGCCGCCCATGCCATCGCTCAGGCGCACCGGCCGGCTGATGGTGGCCTGCTGGTCGTAGAGCGGGCCGAGGGCGTCGGCAAGGGCGCTGAGCGCTGCGTCGAAGGCGTCGTCCATCATCGCCTCAGTAATACTGGGTACCCAGGTCGCCGAGCAGCCGCGTCACCCCGGTCTCGTCGCGCAGGGCCCCGACGTCGTCGGCCAGGTCCGCCCGCTCCAGGCGCGCCACGATCGGCCGCGCCTTGGCCCGGTAGGTCTGGGCGAGCTCCAGCAGTGCGGGCAGCTGGCGGGACAGCTCCACACGCTTCGTCCCCGTGGAGGCGGTGACGCGGAGCTTGGCCAGCGCCGCCCAGGCCTCCAACAGGTCCGCCGCGGCCGCGTAGCGGTCGTAGGTTCGCCCGGTGAGGTAGCAGGCCGGGGTGTGCTGGGCAAACGTCCAGCGGCCGCTGAGGAGGTCCGTGGTGGCCGGAGCCAGCTGCTGGCCCGCGGCGTCTTCCAGGATGACCCCGCCGTCCCAGTCGCCCCACGTGGCGGTGTACTCCCGCAGCTGCCCGCTGCGCGACGGGGCCGGCCGCAGCGGCTCCAGAAACACCCCCGCGGAGCGCTCATCGAGGGCGTCCTGGATGGCCTGGTCGTCGAACGTCGCCGACGCGCCGGCGGGGTCGCCGATCAGGCGTCGCGTGCGGGTGATGAGGTCGGCCATGGTTGCGCGGACGGGCATTGGGGCCTCGCAGGGGGTGGGCCAGGGCTGCCACGGCCGTGGCAGCCCTGGGGGCGAACTACGGGCGGCTCAGCAGGATGTCGCCGGCGTAGGTCACGCTGGGGGTCGTGCCGCCAATCGTGGCCACCAGGCGCACGTAGCGCTTGCTGGTCTCGAAGGGGATGAACACCTGGCCGACGGCGGTGACCTGGCCCTCCAGCGCCATCGCCAGGTCGCTGAACGTGGCGTTGTCGTCGGAGTGCTGGACCTTGTAGGCGACGGTGGGCGACGTGCCGCTGATCGCGGTGGTGAGGACGCGGGCCTTGAGCCCGCGGCGGGGGGTGCCAACCCGCAGGTCGACGCCGGTACCATTGAACGACGCCGTCTGCGTGGTGGAGGCCTGGAGGACGAGGTTGCTATCGGCAGCCATCGGGCATGCTCCTCAACGGGTAGGGCGGCGGGGGCAGCGGTGTGCAGCCACCCCCGGCACCGGGGGGACTAGCTCAGCTTCACACCGTACAGGCGGGCCATCGAGCGGGTGTGGTTGTTGTACAGGCCGCCCGCCCAGTCGATCAGGGTCCGGTACACCGCGCCGTTCTCGAGCAGGCCGAGGTCCTTGGCCTTGAGCGGCTCGAACTCCCAGCCGAACAGGTGCTCGGTGTCGAGGCGTGCCGCGTACAGGCTGGTGTGCGTGCTCGCACCGTCGGCGCCGGCCGCGGTCTCCGTGGCCGTGATGATGCGCGTGGTCTGGTCGGCCTTGTAGCCGACGTCGCGGATCACGGCGTTCTTGTACGTGCTGATCGTCCGCCCGAACTGGTCCTGCGCCTGGGAGAAGCCGCCCTGGCCGGCGAACTGGCGCAGGCCGCGCTCCCAGCGCCGCTTGAGCAGGTCGTTCAGGTACAGCACGACGTTGTCGCCCTCGGGGCTGTCGACCGACCACAGCAGCTGGTCGACGTACTCGGTGAACGCGGCGAAGGTCGCCGCGGTCATCGCGGCGGTCAGGTCGACCGCGCCCGCGTTGATCTTGTTCTCGCTGCGCACGCCGTACTGGCTGCCGTTGTCGATGCGCGCGCGCAGGCCGACGATGCTCTTGGCGTTGGCGACGGCGCTGTTGTTGATGAACTTGTCGTTGAAGTCGTAGGTCTGGGCCTTCAGGTAGGCCGACGTCTGCGCCCCGCGCGGGTCGACGATCTGGTTCTCGTCCTCGACGAGGTACTTGTCGACGTCGATGTAGTTGCGCAGGATGAAGGCCTGCTCCTGGAACGGAGTGGGCGTGCCGCTGGTCGTGGCCCCCTCCTCGTTGATGTTGACCCAGTTCACCGACGGGAGGTTGCCCTCCCAGCGGACGCCGTTGGCGACGAGCGACTTCTTCGTGATGAAGGGGATGTCCTGCATCACGTTCCCGTTCTCGATCAGCGAGAAGGTCACCGCGCGGACGATGGGGTCGTTGCTCATCAGCGCGTACTGGGCGAGCGTGACGGCGTTGGCCGAGATAGGCATGGCTCAGGGCTCCGTGGGTCGTGGGCTGGCGTCGGCGGGGAGCGCTACCGCTTCCAGAGGCCGGGGTCGCTCAGCCGGGGCGGGTTCTTCGGGTCGAAGGCGGGGGCGGCGGAGTTGGCGGAGCGGGCCCCGTTGGCGGGGCTGCCGGCGCCCGTCGGCGCCGCGGGCTTGACGCGCTCGGCGAGGGCCTTGGCGTCGGCGCGCAGGGCGGCCTCGTCGTCGCCGCGGAGGCGGTCGGCGAGGCTCTCGTCGAGGCCGGCCTCTTTGGCCACGGCGCGGAGCAGATCGGCGCGCTCGCGGGCGGCCGCGGCGTCCTGCAGGGCCTTCAGCTCCGCCTGCGTTTTTTCGTACAGGCTTTTGAACTGGCCCTGCTCCTCGGCGGCCTTGCGCTCCGCCTCGGCCTTGGCGGTCTCCTCGGCGCGCAGGCTGGTGCGGTACTTCGCCGCCTCCTTCCGGGCGTCGGCCAGGTCGCGCTCCAGGCGCGCCAGGCGGGCCTCGGCGGTCTCCGCGGTCTCCTCCGGCTTCGGGGCGTCACCAGCGGGCGCCTGGCCCGTGGTCTGCTGCGGCTGGCCCTCCTGGGGCTGCGCGTCAGGCATCGTGGTGTCTCCTGGGGGTGAAGGGGCGTCGGTCGCGCGGGCTGGAATTGCACCAGCTACCCGGTTGTGGGTCGTCGCCGCCGCGCGGTGCTTACGGGGTTGGGGGCTCGGTGAGGGCGGCGCGCACCCGGGCCTCGATGCGCGCGAGGAGGTCCTCGAGATCGCGCCGCTCGTCCGGTGCCAGTTCCGCGCGGATCTCCAGGGTGTAGGCGTTCGGGGCCCGCCCGTCTCGCTGGCAGTAGGACACGCTGATGTTGGCGGGGAGGCGCTGGCACGCGGCGCGGACCTGGGCCGCATCGGGCTCGTGCCAGGCGATGCCCATCACGCGCACCGGCCCCAGCAGGTAGCGGGGGTGATCGCGCCCGGCGGCGTGGACGCGGCTGATGTCGAGATCCTCGACGGCGAGTAGGAGGTTCATGCGCTCAGGGCCTCCAGGGGCAGCTCGTAGCGGGTCGGGCCGTAGCGGGTGGCGCGCTCGCCGACCAGGTCGTCGAGGCGGAGCCGGCCGAGGGCGTACATGGCGAACTTCGCGGGGCCGAGGATCGCGCGCTGGGCGTCCGCAGGGAGCCCGCCGAACCACTGCGGGCCGGGCAGGAAGGGGCTTGGCCGGCTCGCGAGCTTCGGCGCCGGCACACACCGGCAGTTGGGGTGACTGGCGAACGGGCGGTCGAGCGGGAACACGCGCCCGCTCATCGCCAGGCACACCGGGCAGGTGCGCCGGCTGTGGGCGGCGACCCAGACCCAGCCCTCCACCACGTCGCGGTTCGCGCGGTACTGGGCGAGGGTGGCCTCGCGGTAGGCGCGCAGCACCTCGGTGCGGCTGATGGTCAGCGCCCGGGCCAGCGGGACGCCGAGGGCGTCGCGGACTTCGCGGGCGATCGTCTGCGGGTTCTGGCCCGTCACGACCCCGGTGATCAGGGCGTCGCCGGCGAGCTGCGCACCCTGCGGGGCGAGCTGGTCGAGCAGGCTGGCCAGCGGGCTGCCGTCGCCCAGCGTGCCCACCAGCGCCTCCACCGCCCCCGTGTTGACCAGCGCGAAGGCGGGGAGGAGCGGGCGGACGATGGCGCCGGCGTTGGCGATGGCGGCCGCCACGGCGCGCTGCTGCTCCTGGCGGATCGTGCCGTCGGCGCGTTGGGCGAAGCGGCGCAGCTCGGCCTCCACCTGGCGCTGGATCAGGGTGAGGCGCTCCTGGCGGGCGAGCCAGGCGCGATCGATGGTTTCGCCGCGGGCTCGTGCCGCGGCGATCTCCCCGGCGAGTTGGTCGAGCTGGGCCTGAATGCGCTCCCAGGCCCGGCCGTAGGCCTGCACCATCGCCGATGCCGCCGCACGCTCCTGGTCGAGCAGGGCGGCGCGGTGGGCGTTGAGGATGGCGGGGAGGTCAGTCATTGTTGGAAGCGACCTCGACCAGGTGGAGCACGGCGCCGTTGGCCACGAACGAGCCGTGGACGGCGATCACGGGACAGGAGATCGGGCGGAACGAGGCGACCAGCGCGAAGATCCGCGGGGTCACGTTGGACGAGCTGCTATCGGAGCGCCGGCACACATGCAGATGGACGGTCTCACTGACCAGCAGCGCGTTGCAGATGGTGCTGTCAACCGGGAGCGGGATCGTCTTGAGGAAGCCTTCCTCCTGGAGGGAGCAGACGAAGTAGCTGGCGATTTCCATGAGGGGCGGGGTGAGCGGCTTCGCCCAGGGCATCAGCGGTGCTCCGGCTTGTTCAGAAGGCCGAGGATGCAGCCGGCCAGGAAGGCGGCCGCGCACACGATCGCGATCACGAGCAGCAGCACCTGGAGGACGAACCAGAGGGCGGCGATCATCGGGTCTCCGTGAGATAGGCGACGAGCTCGGGGTTGGCGGTGAGCACGTCGAGCAGGCCGTAGGACAGGAGGTCGATCAGGCGCTCGTCGTGGTCGCGCTCGCCGGCGTTGGTGAGGATGCCGTGGAGGATTTCGTGGATGAGCGTGGCGCGCTGCGTCTGCGGGTGCGCCTGCGCCTCCAGGTCGATGCGGCAGGCGGTGTAGTCGATCTGCCCCAGCAGCTTCGTCCCGTCGTCGGCGAACAGGCGGCGCACGCGGCGCACGGCGTAGCGGATCGGGCCGATGACCACGGCGCGCATCACTGGCCGGCCTCCTGGCCCTGCTGGGCGGCCCCTGCGGGCTGCGGCGCCCCCGCGGGGGGGCCGGCGGGCCCGCCGCGGTCGAAGGCACTCAGCAAGGCGCTGCCGAGGGCCTGGGCGTCGTGCTGGCGCTTCTCGCGCTCGGTCTCGGGGTCGTAGCCGGCCTTCTGCAGCACGGTGTCCTGCGAGGCCCCGAGCTGCTTGTCGAGCAGCAGGATATTGCGCTGCTGGAGCTCGTCGGCCGGCACCATCTCAGGCCAGTGCAGCGTGGTTTCCTGGTCAGCCCCGTAGCCGCCGAGCTCCAGCAGCCGGCCGTTGAGGTCGACCAGCAGGTCGCCGTAGGTCTGCTGCTTCGTCTCGGTCTTGCCCACCAGCGGGCCGTAGAGGACCTTCAGGGCCAGGCCGGACAGCTGGCCAAGGTTGTCGACCTTGCCGGCGGCGACTTCGGGGACGCGGGCGATGCCGTGCAGGGCCTCCTTGACCTGGCGGTACAGCTCGACCGAGCTGGCCAGGTCGCCCTGCATCTCCAGGGTCTTAAGGTCCGCGTCTTTGTTCGGCAGCACGAGCGTTTCGTCGACGGCGATCTTGAGCTCGCTCGCCTGGAACCCCGTGCCCACCGTCTTGGGGTGGGCGTGGAAGCGGATGATCCGCATCAGGTTCGAGAGGATGAAGTTCATCCCCTTGTTCAGCCCGATCAGGTCGTCCTCGAGGTCCGCGACGCCATAGAACTCGTTGGCGGCGGGGAGGTTCTGGCAGTAGGCGATCGGTGCCCACCGGTAGGGCCAGGGCGTCTCCGTGAGCGTTTCCCAGCGGCCAGCGAAGTGCTTCTCCTCGTCGACAATGCTCCAGGCGGCCTCGTGCACGCGCTCGATGCGCTGGCGGCGCATTTTCGGACGTGGTACGCCCCCGGAGCGGTCGATCCGTGTCCAGCTCAGGGTGAAGCTGGTGGCCTGCTCGATGTCCTCGTCGTCCCAGCGCACGCACACCGTGGCCGGGTCGAGGTTGATCAGGCGCGGGAAGGGCTGCGCCGGCGCGATCTTCACGAAGGCCGTGCCGCACACGCCGCCGTTCATCGCCAGCTTCTGGAGGAACGTCAGCTTCTTGTTGCGGCGCCAGGTCGTGGCCAGCCACTGCTCGGCGGCGGTGTCCGCGGTCGCGTCGAGCTCGAAGCGCACGTCCTTGCCGAAGAGAAACGTCACGCCGAGGTCGACCACGAGGCGGGCGTAGTTGACCTTGAGGTTGTCGTTGGGCTTGCCGGCGCGCACCTTGAGCGGGTCGGGCAGCCGGCCGTGGTACGCGTCCCAGGCGCGCTGGTAGTGCTCCAGGCGCTCCTGCGCGTCGGCGGCGTCGTTCTCGAGCATGTGCTGCGCAACCACGTTCATCGTTAGTCCCAAAGGTTCGGGGCCAGCTGCGGGGCCGAGGGGGGGCGGCGGGCCACCATCAGGGCGATCGCCCAGCTCATCACGCGGTCGTCGTGGTAGCCGGCGGGTGCGCCCGTGTCGCCGGTCTTGAGCACGCGGTAGATCTGTAGCTCGTCAAGGGTGGCCTGGGTGTGGATCACGGCACCGGGGTGGGCGAGGAAGGCGTCACGGAGGGCGGTCGCGAGGAGGTCGATGCTCTGGGGCTTGGTCTGGGCGTTGGTGAGCCAGCCGGGGCGGTCGTCGTGGCCATCGGCGACCCGGAGACTGCCGAGGATCTTCAGGGTGACCAGGACGGCGTGGCCGTGATTGTTGCGCTCGACGGCGATCTCGGCGTCGTAGGCCTCCGCCAGGCGGTGCAGCAGGCCGGCGTACTCGTCAGGCTCCCAGTGCCCGTGCAGGTGGGCGATCTCCTCCCAGGTCTCCGCGTCGATCAGGGTGGCGGCCGAGTAGTCGCCGGTTTCCAGGCCCTCCGCGACATCAGCACCGAGCACGAAGCGCCGGCCGGGAACGGGCAGGGCGTAGAGGGTGAGGCCGTGGTCGATGCCGGCCAGGCTGGCTGGCCATTGCTCACGAGGTAGCCCGGGCCGGGTGTGTACCGACTGAGCGAGCACCCATTCCTGCGCGAAGCGGGTTCGGCCGGAAACCAGGAAGGCCTCCTGGGCACTCGCCGGGTACTCCTGCTTGACCATCTGCGGGTCGGTGTACTCGGCGAGCTGGGCGGCGTACCAGGCGGCGTCGCGCCCGGGCCGGCTCCACCAGGGCAGGAAGATCGCCGTAAACGCGTTGAGGCCGGCGATCGCCTTGGTCCACAGGCGGTGGAACAGGTTGCCGATCCCGTTCGCGGTGGAGATGACCACCAGCTGGCCGCCGGCGTCGATTGTTGGCTTGAGCGCCGTGTAGAGCGCGTCCGCGAACTGAAGAAAGGCCGCCTCGTCCAGAATGACCAGGGACGCGGTGTGTCCGCGGCCGGCGCCCTGGGAGGCGGGCAGCGAGCGCACCCGCGAGCCGTTCGCCCAGACGAGCTCCTCGGTGTTGTCTTTGATAAGTGCAGGGCCGGCCTGGCGCATCCAGTCCGGCAGGCGGTCGTACAGGTCCTTGATCCGGCGGAGCAGCTCGTTGGCTTCGGCCTGGCCTTTGGAGAAGCACAGGACCACCTTGCCGGGTTGGAAGAAGCAGAGCCAGAGGGCGTACCAGCAGCAGATCCAGCTGATCCCCAGCTGGCGGGCCTTGAGGATGATGACCAGGCGGACGGTCATCAGGGTCCACAGCACCCGGACCTGGGCCGGCCACAGGTGGAAGGGCATCGTGCCCCCGCCCTCGCCGTGGCCCTGGGCGTCGTCGATTACCCCGTAGTGGTGGCAGGCGTAGGCGGCGTCGGCCCCACACTTAGCGAACTCAACTGCTCGGTCATGTGCTGTCGCCACTGCTGGAGCTCGCTGGTTGCCTGGCGCATCGCTTCGGCGGTGACGTCGAGGGAGCCGTCGGGGTCGCTGTCCACGTCGAGCTGCTGGGTCGGTCGACCGAGCACGCGGTCGACGAGGTACTCGTTCGCCTTGCGATCCGGGGCAGCCACGCTGCGGGTGCGTCGGACGCACACCAGCTGCTCGGGCGGCAGCTCGGGGAAGGCCAGCTCGCTCACCCGGATGGCCCCCTGGCTGGTCTCTATCTGCTTGGACACGTAGATGAGGCCGGCCGGCTCCCAGGTCTCGGTGACCTGCTCAAAGCCGCCCTTTGCCAGCCGGTCGAGGGCCGTGTAGCGGGCCGTGAGGCCCTTCGCGGCCTTGTCGGTGAAGCGCTCGATCGCCGCGGCGTACTTGTCCGCGTTCTTCTTCCGGCCGGCCCCGGGTCGTGCTCCGCCGCGCGGCATTGAAACCCCCGTCGAAAATCAAAGAATCAACGCTTAGTCGCCGCCGGCGGCCGCCTCAGCCGCGGCGCGGTCGAGCTTGGCGCGCCGGAGCGCCAGCAACTCCTCGAGCAGCCGGTCGCGGTCGCTCACGCGGACGGGCGGGACGGGCTCGCCCGCGGGCGGGGCGACGGCGCGCGGCAGGCGGTCGGTGACCACGGCGAGCTCGCGCCGGATCTCGCCGAGGCTTGCCTTGAGCTCCTGGCCCTGGCCCTCCACGGCCGCGGTGAGCGCGGGCAGGGTCGTCGCCAGGGCCGCGACGGCCTGCGTCAGCTGCTGGTACTGCGGGTAGAACAGGCGGCCGAGGTAGAACAGGACGCCGGCGAGGATGCCGACGGCGCCGTACTCCAGGAAGGGGCTGAGCTCGGGGGGCATGGCGGACTCCTACGTGGCCAGATGGGCGATGAGGATGGCGAGGGCGATGAGGGCCGCGGCCTCCAGGGCGATCAGGACGAGGCGGCAGGACAGGCGCAGCTGGCGGCGGGTCATACGCGGGCCTTGCGCGGGCGCCCGACGGGGCGGGGCGGGCGCACCCGGGGGACGATCGGGGCGATCACCGGGGGGGCGCTGCGGGGCAGCGGCGGGGCGGTGTAGGGCGTTGTACCGGACACCGGGCAGGCGACGAGGGTGTCGCCACCGGCGACGGCGACGAGGGCCACGACGTGGTAGCAGCCGCAGCCGGCGCACCAGGCCGCGGCCCTACGCGGGCGCCGGCGCGCCACGGCAGGTCTCACTTTCGCAGCCGGCGCTGTCGGGCGGGCACAGGGCGCAGCGGTCGTCGCGGAGCCAGCGCTCGAGGCGCTGGAGCTCGACGAGCTCCTCGGCGAGGTGGGCCACCTGGAGGCGCTGGCGCTCGAGGTTGAGCTCGGTCACGCGGATGCTGTCCTGGTGCTGCTGCGCCAGGCGCTGCACCTCTTCGCGGCGGAGCCGGACGGAGGCCTGCACGCGCTGGAGTCCGCTGAGCTCGTAGGCACGGTCGGGGTCGAGGGTGGGCAGCGTGAGGTGCATTAGCGAGGCTCCTGGGCCCGCAGGCGGGCGCGGGCGGCCGCGGCGCGCGTCTCGGGCGTGGAGGGCGCGGGGCGGGGGCGCGGGGAGGCCGCGGCGCGGCGCGCGGCCCGGTTGGGCTCGCGGTGGATCGCGACAACGCGGGGGTAGCTGCGGACGGGGAGGCGGGGCGGGGGCTGCTGGCGCGTGCCCCGGGGGCGGCGGTGGGCGGGCGGGGGGGGCCCGGCGCGGGCCCGCGCGCCCCCGGGTGGCCCC